CCTGCAATTCTTCATGGAACAGAAGCTGTAGTACCTCTTCCGAATGGTAAGTCGATCCCTGTAGAAATGAAGAATGGCGGCGGGCAAACAAATAATGTAACTGTAAATGTAAGCGTAGATTCTGATGGAAATTCTCAAAAAAATTCTCAACAGTCAAGTATGCAAGGAGGTAACCTTGGAAATGCGATTGCAGTGGCAGTACAAAAAGAATTGCAAAATCAAAAAAGGTCGGGGGGAATTCTTAATCCCTACGGAGCAGCGTAATGGCAAGTTATCAATTTACAATACCTAATACCGCCTTTACTGAGTTAACTGTCGATAAAATTATTACAGCAGACAGAGGGCTCGCTAGACAAGTTTCTTATAGTGTTTTAACTGCAAAATTTGGCGATGGGTATGAGCAAAGAGGGTTAAATGGAATTAACAATAAACAAGAGCAAATATCTATATCTTTTAATAATAGGCCGTATAGAGAAGGTAACTTAATTGCTGCATTTTTTGATAGTAAAGCAGCTTTAAACTTCGAGTTATCTATTACAAATAATAAAGATATTGAAGCCAGTACTGCAACATTAACAACAGAAACAATTAGAGTAGCGTGCGATAGCTATAATTTAGTGTATGTAAATGATACTACTATTTCGATTCAAGCACAACTTAGAAGAGTATATGAGCCTGCAGCATGACAGATTTAATTGATACAGTTCAAACTACAGAGCTTGATGACGCTTATGTGGAACTATTTGATATTACTTTAAACTACCCTGGAGGCTCTACTGTAATTCATTTAGTTGATGGGTTGGATGCGGATCAAAGTAATTTATACTTTCCATATCCCTCTGGCAGTGATAATAGAACTTTTGAGCAATATTTGGCTACCCCAATAGGCTTAGAGGGGTTTTCCATAACCTCTTCAGGAGCTCAAAGCAGGCCTAATCTGACAGTAGCGAATGTAGCATCTTTAGCTCGGAGCATTACAGATAATTCAAATACTGATTCAACAGCAAATGAAACCACTATAGATACTATATTAGCGGGTTTAAATATTACGAAAAATGAAGACATACTCGGATCTTTAGTAACCCATCGAAGAACTCTATTAAAAAATACTTTTGTAAAAATTTCAGGAAATGTCTACTCTTATAGTGATAGAAGTACTATTGTTGCATCTCCTCCTGTACCTAAAGAATTCCCAACAGCAAAATATGTATTAGATAGAGTTGCTGCAGAAAACCATCTTATTGTCCAGTTTGAACTATCTAGCCCCTTCGATGTTCAGGGCTTAAAAATACCTAATAGGTATGTTATAGGAAAATATTGTCCATGGGACTACAGAGGCGCAGCCGGAGGGCTTAATACTTCTGTTAAGTCCGGATGCACTTATAATGGTAATTCTTATTTTGATATAGACGGTAATTCAGTAGCTACTTTAGCTGCTGATGTTTGCGGTAAAACCATTGAAGCTTGTAAGCTAAGGTTTCATCCCTTAGTTAGCGGAGAACATACCGAAGTAGACGTTCCCCTACCTTTTGGGGGCTTCCCAGGAAGTAGAAAGTTTAAGTGATTGATGAGATAAGAGAACATTTTGAAAAAGAGTACCCTAGAGAAGGTTGCGGTGTAGTAGGAATTGTAAAAGGAAAAAAGAAATGGTTTCCTTGTACAAACATAGCAGATAGTAATGAAGATTTTATTATGTCTTCTGAAGATTACTTTAATATTGTAAAAACAGCAGATATATTAGCAATTGTACATAGTCACCCAGATGCAGAAAATACGGCCAGTACTTATGATATTAAAAATTGCAATGCTCTAGGAATTCCTTACTGGATATTTAGTTATCCAGAAATGGAATTAAATATTGTAGAACCTGACGAAAGAACACATCCTTTAATTGGTCGGGAGTACGAGTTTGGAGTTACAGATTGCTTTGAAGCAATGAGAGACTATTTAAAAGAACAAAATATAGAAATTCCTCCAAGGGCTCCATTTGAAGATAATTGGTGGGAAAATGAGTTAGACTATTTTTCAGAAGATATTATTAAAAATTGGGGAGGAATAAAAGTAGATGTGCCTCAAAAAAATGATGTACTTATATTTAAAGTAAAGGCAGATGTGCCCGATCATTGTGGAGTCTACTTGGGAAATGATGTTTTCTTTCATCACGCGGAAAATAGATTATCTTGTAGAGAAAATTTATACCCTTTTTGGGCAAAGTACATAGTAGGAATTTATAGACATGTTACGTAAAGTATATTTAGACGGAGAAATGGCTCGTAAATTCGGACCAGAATTCACAATATATGCAAATTCTGTAGGCGATGTTTTTGAGAACCTTGCCTGTAACTTTCCCGAAATGAGACAATATTTAATTGACTGCCATGAGAATAATATTGGATTCTTATGTCAAGTAGAAGATGTAGGGTTGCAAGAAGAAAAAGAACTTTTGCTATCAATGGAAAAAGGAGATGTATATATTTCGCCACAACCCGCAGGTGCTAAAAGCGGATTAGGAAAAATATTAGCAGCTATCGCTATTGTAGCTTTAGTCGCGGTAGGAGGTGCAATTATTGCGGGAGGAGGTTTAACCGCTCTTGGTGGGGGCTTAGGCGCTTTGCAAGCTGGTCTTGCTTATGCAGCAAGTACTTGGGTTGGCTTAGCAGTTCTAGGGATTGCAGTAAATTTAGCATTAACAGGACTACAACAAATGATGGCACCTGATCCGTCAGTGGACGATTTTAATACTGATAGGGAAACATCTTATTTATTTAAAGGAGCAGAGCAAACAATATTAGAAGGAGATCCTGTTCCTGTGGTTTATGGACAGTTGAGAGTCCCTGGAAGACCAATAGGCTTTGAGCTTAGAAACAAAGATAATGTTTACTATAATCATACTTACAATGGTGGACGTCGTGGAGGCGGTCCTGGGTGGCAGCAAACTAAAGATTTTAATTTCGTTATACGATAAAGTAGAGAGAACGACTAAATGGCAACTCCAATAAAAAGTAATCAGCAGCACATTTTTCTTCATGATGCTATTTGTGAAGGCCCTATTGACGGTTTGGTGTATGGAGATTCTTCGGTATTCTTAAATAATGCTAGAATGCGTGATCTTTCTCCTGATGCTGCTTTTCGACCTCTAAATGGAAAGGTGTCAGCATCAAGTACTACATTTTCTACAGTAGGAGACAGTATTCCTTTAGTTTATCTTGGCGTACCTAAAAATGATAATTATTTAGTAGTAAGAAGAGAGGGTATTGATAAAACAGCAAATAGTACTGCTACTTACACTGCTAATACTAAAACATTTGCTATTTCAGGGTCAGGATTTACTACAGATTATGATACTGTAGATGATGATTCTAAGCTGATAGCTCTAGTCGATGCTTCAAATACTGTAATCCTGTTAGGAGAAGGAGATTATGTTAGCAGCACTAGTATTAAAGTAACTCCATTCTCTCCTTTAGCCCCTTATGAAATTGCTAGAATTATATCTGCGGATTACAATGTTCAATTAGTTGAAAGCTTAAAGATTACAAATATATCATCCTCTTCAATAACTACAGCCACTGCTCCCAGCCTAGGCAACTCTAGTCTTGGGACTCCCTCTACTTATTATAGCTTTTTCATTTCTGGGTCTATTGAACCAGATCCTGAAGATTTAGAAACAGACGACCCGGCAAAACTTACAAGTTCCTCAGTTCAATTTAGAGTTGGCTCATCTATTCAGGACCCTATTGTAGAATTGAATGGAGTAGGGGGAGGAACTCCCTACCCTGGGGATTTAGGAGATATCACAGGAGGCGGCGCAAATTTAAAGCAACTAGATGTTGCTGGCTATAATAACTCTGCAACTACAGAAAGTTGGGAAGAAATTTATCCAACTTTTACGCCTTACAGTACTTCATATTATCCAGAGGGAGAAAGCATTACAACCGAAGGGGCTACAGCCCCTACAATTATACCTAGTAGTGCTTTTGGGCTATCAGGAACTACTGTTAAAACAGTAGACGAACTTAGAATAGGTATTAGCTATAATGCATTTTATGTTATTGATAAAAGCGATGGAGAAGAATACAACAATAATGCAGCATACTTATTTCAAATAAGACTTAAAAAGCCCGGAGCAAGCTCTTTTGAAGATAAATGGAAAAATGCTTTTAATGACGGAACCGGAAACTCCGTGGGTCAGGTATATCATACTGGTAAGCATAAAAGCGCTATTTCTTTCGAACATTATCTAGATCTAACAGCATTTAAGCCTTTCGACGATTTTCAAATACGAGTTGTTAGACTTACTAGACATAAAGGCAGAGGAATTGCAAATAATAGGGCAGACACAGGAGAAGACAGACAGCAGGGAGATGCTACTTCCGCTATTTCAGTTCTTACTGCAATTAATAAGGACAAATTCTCGTACCCTTATACGGCACATGCGGGGGTATTTTTAGACTCTAGAGAGTTTAGTAGCGTTCCTAAAAGAAGCTATGAAATTAGAGGTTTAAAAGTTCGAGTTCCTAAGAATTATATTCCCAGAGAGTACTCCACGACTACAGGAACTGGAGGTGTTACTATTCCGGTGTACCCAGAATTTTGGGATGGAACACTTAGTGATGAGCTTTATTATACTGATAACCCTGCATGGATTTTTTACGATATAGTTGTAAATGATAGATTCGGAGCAGGAGAATGGGTCAAAAAAGAAAATATAGATTTATACGCTTTATATAGAGTTTCTAAATATTGTGATGAACTTGTAGAAAACGGTCGAGGTAGCTACGAGCCCCGTTTTAGGGCAAACTTATATCTGTCAAAAGCTACTGACGTCTATAAAGTATTAAAAGATATGGCAACTATATTTACCTCCTTAGTATATTGGATGGATGGTAAAATGACAACAGTTCTGGATGCCCCGGCGGACCCTATTTATCAATTTACAAAAGCTAATGTTATTGACGGAATGTTTAGCTATGAGACTTCCGGACAAAAAACACGAATTAATCAAGTAGTTGTTACTTGGAATGACCCTGCTCTTAGCTATGAGCAGTCTGCTTTAGTTGTCGAGGATAGAGCAGCTATTATAGCTGCTGGTCAAATTATAAAAGAAGATGCAATGGCTTTCGGGTGTACTTCTGAGGGTCAAGCTCGTAGATACGGTAAGTGGAAATTATGGACAGCAAAAGCTCAGACTGAGGTAATTACCTTTGCAACGTCTTTTGAGGGATTATTTATTAAGCCTGGAGACGTAATTCAAGTTCAAGACTCTGATAGATATGGAAGAAAAATAAGTGGTAGAATAAAAGATATAACAAACACAGCCGCTACTATTGACGGAAGCGGCAACGTAACCGATGATGGAAGCACAGAAATAGAGTTAGATCGCTCTATAACTCTTAATTCTACTTTAGACTACGAACTTGCAGTTTTAATTACTAAACCTGCAGGTGTATATATGGGCAAAAGTGCTGTAACTGTAACTACAAATGCTGCCGGTAATAATGGAGGTACGTATGGTACCGGTGATATAATTACTCATGCTTGGATAGGAGAGAGTACGGCAACTGGAACCGGTCGATATCATTCTGCTATTGATACTCCAGAAAAAGCTGCAAACGCTTATACTGACTCTAGTGGGGGCGTTCATTTATCTTTAAATTGGACAGAAGAATCCTATGTAAAAACTTATGATATAACTGAAACTACTGGAAATCACTCTAGTATAAATACGACTGAGTCTATATCCCTTAAGGCAGATTTGCCTCAAAATGGCTCTGTATGGATGTTGACTGAAAAAAGTGGAAGTACTCCTACGGCGGGCTCTCCCGACTTATATAAAGTTTTGAGTATAACTCAAGACCAATCAAATATATATAGTATTACAGCAGTCGAGTGGAGTCTAAGTAAGTTTAGCTATGTAGATGATCCAGATGCTGTAATTGATATTGAAGATGATTTGTATGCAGCGGAGCCAGAAGCTGTAGTAGCCCCTACACAAGTTAGAATACTTCAAAAATCTTTAGCATCTACTGCAGGAGAAGAGCTGGTAGTAGAATGGGATTACCCTGGAGTTACCACTAATTCAAATGGTGAAAGTATTGAATCAGGTAGATTTTTAGATTCTTTTGAAATATTTACAAATATAGAAGATGAAGATGATGTAATTTCTATAGGTAAAAAAACTAGAAGGAAAACTTTTAACAATGTTCCGGATGGAGAATATGTATTTAGAGTACGTGCAATTTCCGTTTCAGGTAACAAGTCTGCTTGGGTAACTGCCAGGTATCTTGTTGATGACCCTTTCTCTGATAATGTAAATAGAAATAAAGGTTTACAGCTTGAGGGACTCGCCTCACAGTTCCCTTTCGTAACTAATGAAAGTGACTCGTCCGGAGGCCAGTTTAGAGGGGCCTATGACTCTACTACAGGACTATATAATTTTTCAACAAATCCCGATGGGTATAGACAAGGAGACATTGTTCTTCATCTTGGCAACTATAAATATTTGCCGTCTTCGGGCACCCACAACTTAATAAATACATGGGAAGATTATCGCGGAGGAATACTAAAATTCAGACATAATGTTAGCGCGGTTCTAGCCCCTAGCAGGTTCCGGAGGTCTGATGCAGTATCTCTTGCCAGTAATTTTGCTTTTGATGTAAATATAATAAGAAGTGATTCGTGGATTGGTGTAACAGCTAATAATAATCGTTATGCACAAGTTGTTTTAGATCATTCTACTAATTCCTTACGTCTTATACACGCAAGGTTTGATGAAGCTTTAAATATGTTTTATTGGTATGATCTTCATGAAGCAATGGATGAGAACAATACTACAGAAATACAAAAATATTGGACTGCTTTAAGTGGTACAGTATCAATTGCTGCAGGTAGTAATAAAGTAATAGGTAGCGGAACTTCATTTACTTCTTTTAATAATCTTAATAAATTCAGATTTTCTAGTACATTTGGTGCAAGAGTATCTTATATTGAGAGCGATACTGTTATGTATCTTGATAGGCGTACAGATGCAGCAGTTACTGCAGGAACTACGGCATACGGTCAAAAGTACACCCCTGATTTTCGTAAAGATGTAATTATAGGTAGAGTTTCGGTACCCAACAGCGGTAGAGGAAGTTTTACTTTTGAAAACTTCTTAACCCTAGATCCTAATTTAGAAGGAAAAAGGTCTCTACTCATAGATTCAAATGTTGCATTTTTACAATATGACCCCGATGAGAATTTAACTCTTGCTCCTGAAAGCATATCGATAGAAGCTACTTCAATCGGGTTTGACGAGCCTTTATTTAGAGTAAGTTATGGGGATCCTTCCACTGCGCCTTTAGATGAAAATGGTAGTCCTACTATTTTTGAGCCTGCGCAATTAACTTTTCAGGTTCCTAATTTAGGAATTTATGGGTATAGTTTTAATGTCTGGGACGGGGCCAATCCTATCCCATATGATGGGGGAGCAGCTTTTACTATAAAAGTGGAAGTTGTAGAGAAAGAAGATCAAGGAAATACTGATAAAGGGGTTTCGCAAGTCTTAACAATAGGAAAAGTTGGAGATGTTGCTGCTGCTACTGGCGGTAGAAGTGTGTTCATGGAGCTAGAAGATTATAGTGTTATTTATAATTCTACTGGCAAAAAACCGGTTTACAATGGACAGCCTAATTATTCAGCTACTCCAAATGCTGTTGGAAACATTTTATTCAGTGCGACAGCTTCGCCAGGATTTGGAAGTCCTATCTTTAGATGGAAAGTTGATGGCACCGCCATTGTACCAGATCCTACAAATTATCCAAGTGCTACTTGGTACGAAGCCGGAGGAGGAGGAGATTTAGCTACTTATGACTGGCCTGTTCCTGCTACCCTGGGGGATGCTACTAACGGATTTAATTGGACCAATGTTAATGGCGGCAGTAAAAGCGTAACTGTTGAAGTAGCAGAAAAGCCCACGGGATGGACTGCTACCGTTCCAGGTAGTGGTACAAACACTAATGAAGTAACCGATGCCGACATATTTGCAAAAGATGTAGACAATATTTTAGCAATTCGTGTAAACGCTGGTGGTCTTGCAATAAACTTTGTAAATGATAGTCATATTATTCCTTGCGATGCTGAGGGTGTTGTATTAAGTTCGGCAAATTCTGGCGGAAGTATTGAAGTCTTTATGGGTGGTCAGGGGGTAGATTTTATAACTTCGGGTACCCCTATTGCTGGACAGTTTACTATAGGATCTATTGACACTACTGAGAATGATAAGATAACTGTAGGAACCCCTTCAGTTACTACTCAGTCAAGCGGTCCGGACATTGCTACTATCCCTGATCATACTTTTACAGGCACTCTTGATGACACAAGTAATACAGGTTTTGAAACTCAAGAAGCAATTACATATCCTTTAACTATATATCCGCATGATGGTGAAACTCAAGAAGCAATTACATATCCTTTAACTATATATCCGCATGATGGTGGGGATGCGATTACTACTAGTGTTACTCAAGTATTTACTCTTGTAAAAAATGGTGCTCAAGCAGGTACAGGTGTAATATACCTCTATGCAACTGGGGCAACTGTATCTGACCTAACTACTATTGATTCTAGCTTTCCCACAGTCCGGGTTAATATGGCGGACGGAAGCGTAAATCATAGTGCAACAACAGGATTTCCTACAGTTTTTCAAGACAGTGACTACGGGTACTATACCAGCCCTACTGGAGCATCTACCGTTGGGCAACCAGGAGATGTTTTATGGGTAATTGGAGCAACCGCAAATAGCAATGGGACAGATGATTTTATTCTTTACGATGAGTGGACGACCCCAGTACAGTTTAGTGGAACAGATGGAATAAATTCAAGAGTTTTAGAGTTATATGCTTCGCATGATGGCGAAGATGTGAATGGTAATCCTACTCCGCCTGGACTAAATATGTCGGACATTACCTATACTTTTGCGACAGGAGCACTTTCGTATACTACTTTAGGTAATTGGTCAGAAACAATGCCTTCTCCTTCTCGATCTACTCCTTATGTGTGGAGAACTACGGCTGCTGCACTATCGAATACTGCAACTACTGTAATTGATGGTAAGGATAGCGGTTCAGATGTTACTACCGATTGGTCAAATGCGGTCTTAATGAATCGCTTTGTAGAAGACGGAATCACTCTTGAACTGGATAATGATGCGGAAACAGTAGGCGCAGAAGAAGGATCCGCAGTAACTGGATTAAGTGTAGTAACAACTGCTAAAATCTTTCAAGGTGGTGCGGATGTTTCTAACCAGTGGGATTTTAATGCGACTCTTCCCGCAAATCTTACTTGTAATACTAAAACAAGTGCTACCGATCCTGTAGGTGGAACAGGCGCAGCGGATAACGTATTTACTGTAACTCAACTTGAAAGTAATTATACAAGCGGAAATATACAAATTACGGCATCCCCTAAAACCGGAGGCACATATGATGGAGCTGCGAGTAGAACTATTAATTTTACAGTTACTCGACTAAATAATGGAGAGCAGGGAGTAAGCTATCGTATTATTCCAAGTGTTACTGCTGTTTCATACAGCGCTGTAACATCTTCTCATACTCCTAGCGGGGCGATTACATTCCAAGCACAGAAAATAGACCCAGATGGGACTGTTACCGCGCAAACAGGTTATTGGTCTCAAACGGGAGGCGGTTCTGATACTATTAATAATAACTCTGCTGCAAGTTCAACTACTGTAACTCCAAATACGGGGAATAATGCTACAAATAATATAACTGTAGATTTTTATCTTTCATACGATAGTAGCACAAGTACTCTCAGTAATTTAGTAGATCGAGAAACTGTACAAATAACACCTGACGGAAACAATGGAAGTGCTGTAGATATTTGGTTTGCAAGAACTTCTGGGACTCCTACAGTAACGAGTGTAAATAGCTCTGGGGTTCCTCAAGGTAATGTTACATGGGTTACTTCGGTTGCTAACACTTCAGGTACTACTCAACTATGGGCCGTAGTTGTAAAGAAAGCTGTAAATGCAACTACATATACTAATGATACCCCCTATAAAGTTAATGGAACAGCCGTAGCCGAAGTCTATTGCTTTAGAAAAACTACGGGCGGCGATGCTCTTTCTACAGCTCCAGGGGATACTGCGTATAATTTTACAGATGCAACCTTTGGTGTAGATACTAACTGGTCCCAAAATATTCCGGCGATAACAGCAAATCAGGATAGAATTTATGTATCGTATGCAATTGCATCAGGCACTCCAGAAACTACAAATGCTACTCTTGATTGGTCGGCTCCAGTAATTTATGCAATTCGAGAGGATGGGATAAATACTGCAACAATTACATTACATATTGCAGCTTCGTCAAATTTAGTCGCAAATCGTCCAGATCCCCCCGATAATGATAATACTTGGACTTTTGCGACTGCTGCTTTTGCAAGCGGGGCAGACTTAACAAACGCAGCTGGAAACGGGTGGAGTGTTACTGAACCTGCTTTAACAGCTGCAGATAAATATCGTTGGTCCTGTACGCAAGTTGTATCTGGCACAGGCACAACCGCAACCGCAACAGGAGGCACCAGCGGTTGGGGAACTCCAGAAGTTACAGCAAACTATGCAAATGATGCCTATAATCAATTTACAGTAACTTTATACAAAAGAAATGATGGAAGTAGTACTCCTGCTCGCCCGACAAATACCAGTGTATGGAAGTTTTCAACTGCGAATTTTACTACGGGCCCTAATAATAGTTGGTCACTCACTGCCCCAACTTTAACTTCTTCAGAAGATACTTTATGGGCTTGCTCACAGATAGCAAGTAGTCAGACAGATACAGATACTTTGCCGGGAGGAGATGAGACTACCAATGGTTGGAGCGATCAAGTAGTTGTAGGCAGATTTGGTACTGATGGGTCTACTGGAGCAACTGGATCTCCTGGAGCAACTGGACCTACTGGATCTCCCGGGACTTCAATTAATATTTATTTTACTCGTAATAATGGAACTCCTACTGCTACAGGGACTTCCTCTACTCCCGGAGGTAGTACTTGGTATGATAGTCCTCCCTCCGGCACTGCAAAACTCTGGGCAGTAAAAGGGACTAGTACTAATGGAGGCACTACTTGGAGTTGGGGGACTCCCTACCCGTTAGAGGGTACTTCGGCGGTAGAACAATATGTATACCAGATAAAAAATAATGGAGGAGCTGCCACGAATAACCCCCCTGGTGATAATACATATAACTTTAGTAACGGTAGTTGGAGCGCTCCTACTGGTTGGCAGAAAGGCGTACCAACTTTAACCACAAATGGCCAAGTAATATATGTATCTTACGCAGTAGCTTCAGGTACTCCTACTACTACAAATGCCACTCTTGACTGGTCAAGCGCGGTAGTATATTCTAGATATACTGCTGGAGCAACTGGACCCGCTGGAGGAACTGGACCCGCTGGAGGAACTGGACCCGCTGGAGGAACTGGACCCACTGGGCCCACTGGAGCAACTGGACCTACTGGAGCAACTGGACCTACTGGAGGAACTGGATCTGCTGGCCCCATAGGAGCAGCATTCTTTAGAGTTACTTCAGGTAGTACGAGTGTAGCAAAAACTCAAATTACTGCAAGCAAAATAACTACAGCAATTGGAAGAAATTTTGCGGTACAAGGAGATGTTTGTGTAGTAATTGCAAGCGATGATTCTCAATCCGCAGGTTATAGATATACTGCAGCGGGAGGTCCGGGCAACCCTGGCTATAATACAACAAATTGGTCTGCTGCAGGAACTTTTATTACTGGAGATCTTGTAGTAGATGGCACAATTGGTGCTGACCAAATTGCTGCAGATTCTATTTCTGCTGCCAAACTGACTATTTCTGCTTCATCTGATAATCAAACTAGTAGTATATTTTTTGATAGTAGTACAACAAATGGTCCCGTAATTAAAATTTATGACTCAGCATTACGAGTCAAGCTAGGTAAACTATGATTGCAAACATACATAATTTTCAATTTTTTACAGCATATGGAAACTGGGGAGTAGCATATAATCATTTAATAAATGCACTAGATAATTTAAATTATGAAGTTTGTGTGGATAGAAACTTTAAAATAGAGAATATAAGCTCGAAAGCAAATATTGCTATTCGAACAGACAAAGCGGTAAATATTTATAATCATACGTATCCAGACGATTTAAAAGTACAGCAAAGAAGTTTAGAAGCAAGTATATTAAATATTTTTATAAAACCTACGGGGCCCTCTACTGAATATTTTTCTTTAGATACTGCAGGTTTTGGGCCCTGCTCCTCTTTACTGTTTAAAACAGATTATGATATTTTAGATATAAAAATATTAAATAATTTTTATCGAAGTGAGATTCAGCCCTTAATACATTTTAATACTAATAAATGGGGGATACCTGGGTCAACTTCTGAATTTTCATTTAAAGAAACCTTGGATGTAGATACACCAGAAAATCATGTATTAGTTTTAGGTCAAATGCCTGGAGATACTACGGTTACTGATATGCAATTTGGCGATCACTGGGAAAAACTAAGAGCAATTGTAGACTATCTGTACAAAAGAGACTTTTCAACTGTAGTAAAAATTCATCCCACTTTAAAGGGTAAAAAATCGGAGGAAGAATGGAAAAAAACAAAATGGGGCCAACAAGTTACAAAGTGGAGAAATGCCGGAATAGTTGTTATTGATGATTATTCAAGTATTCATAAAGTTTTGCCAAAAACATCTGTCGCAATAGTAGAAAATAGTACATCTGGAATAGAAGCAATTATGCATAATGTACCTGTAATTTCTTACGGGAATCCAGAATATAGATGGGCCACAAAACCTTTAGAGCATTTATGTTTTTTAGAGGACTACATTAAAGATAGGTCTTGGTATAGCACACAAAAAGCGTATAGTTGGTTATACTATTATTTAAAAGACTATCTTTGTAGTGATCTTAATTCAACTATAAAAAGGTTGAAATATATTTTTGACGAATATAGTTTACAATACCACCAAAAAAATAACACTTGACATAAAATGTCCCCTTTGTTATAATTTCATCATGGAGAGATTTAAATGAGCGCAGCTACTTACAACTTATTCATTGACCAAGGATCCGACTTTGCCATTGACTTGGTAATTAAGGAAAATGGTACTGGCATGGATTTGACCAATTATCAAGGTCGGGGACAACTGCGCTCATCTCATGAGACAGCTACAGTTGCAGGGTATTTTAAAGTTACACGGCCCGATCCGTCAAATGGAATCTTAAAAGTAGAAATTCCAAATGGAACCTGGACAGATAGCTTGGTAAGTCCTGCTGTTCAGCGGGATGGATCAAAAGATATTCCTGCAGGACAATATGTGTATGATATAGAAATTCATACTACTGCAGATGGTGTGGTTAAGAGAATAATGCAAGGTATTGCAACAATAAATCCTGAGGTAACTAGATAATGTCAGGAGTAACTGCAGGACCTACAACTATTGAAGTAACTGAGAATATTACAACAATTACAGCAACAGGAGATCAGATAACAATCGATCTTACTGATGATGTTACAACTATACAAGCTTATACGTTAGCAATTCCTACAGCGGTTCCTAGCGGTATTGATGCTTCTGCAGTTACGGTTACTCCTTACAACACGATTACATCTAATTACTTAGATGAAGCTTTAAAAGAACTTGCAGACCAAAATTTTCGTGGAAGTACGACACCCACTACAAATGTAGAAGAGGGCGATACTTGGTATGATACTGCAAATGATATTTTTTACGTTTACCGGACAATCAATGGTACTTTAGATTGGTACCCCGTGCTAGCTACTCAAGTAGATAGCCGATTAGACGGAGGGGCCTTTTAAGGCTGCTGGAGACCATTTAAATGGCCACTACTCAAACTATTCAAATTAAGCGCAGTTCCACTACAGCCGCTCCGTCTACAAGCCTTGCGGCAGGTGAACTTGCATATTCCAGTAATTCAGATAAACTTTTTATCGGGCATCCGGATGGTAGTACTGGTAATATTGTAATTGCTTCTACGGCTCCGATGACATTAGGAGCAGATTCTGGTAGTGATGTAACTATTAATATCCAGGATCTTATGGAAGTTAATGGTGATACTGGAATCACCACCTCAATTTCTAAAACGGGAACTACAGCTACTGTACTCGTTGATCTTGACGATACAGCAGTAACTCCTGGAAGTTATGGTTCTTCAACCTCAATTCCTACTTTTACAGTAGATCAACAAGGTCGATTAACTGCAGCAGGATCGGCTGCAATTACTACAACTCTTACTATTCAATCAGATGATGCTGTAGATAACGCAGTTGCTCTTGCAACAGATAAACTCAAAATTCTTGGTGGTACTGGTCTTACTACAAGTAACTCAAATGACGATGTAACAATTAATGTTGATACCGGCGGTATTTCAAATACAATGCTTGCTAATGATTCTGCATTCTTAGGAAGTACAGAACTTGAGCTTGGTAATGGTACTGGTACAGTTAGTACTGTCGATGGATTAAATACTTTACATGGTATTGATGGGTCAGGCACAGATATAGCGGGTACAAATTTTACTATTAAAGCAGGTGCCGGTACAGGTGCAGGTGCGGGTGGTTCGATTCTTTTCCAAACTGCTGATGGTGCGGCAAGTGGTACTGGTGTAAACTCCTTTGCTACTGCAATGACTATTGCTGATGATGGTGCAGTTACAATTGCTGGAAATCTTACTGTAAATGGTACAACTACTACTGTTAACTCAAATACTGTAGAGATTGGCGATAATATTATTCTTCTGAATCGTGATGAGACAGGTACTCCTTCTCAAAACGCCGGTTTGGAAATTGAGAGAGGAACTGCTACTAACGTATATTTGCGATGGAATGAAACTTCAGATATTTGGCAGGTGTTTGAGCCCGATCCGAATAATAGCAGTACTTTGACTACCGCGAATCTTTTGACTACAGTTAATTTTGAGACTCAAATTACTACGCTCGACGGCGGAACATTCTAATTAAATAAAAAACCCTCGCGTATATACGCA